TGGTATAACATTTCAAAGAAAGCGGGAAACCCTTGATTTTTCGGGGGGTTCCCGCTTTTTCTGTTACTAACCTGATACTTGTTCAATTCAATAAACAGATAGCATCCATCAATTCTTGAACAGTTTTATGTGTGTAAACCCTTTCACCAACTTCCTTTGACTTATGCCCCATCATTAAATCAATGCACACCTTATTTGCCCCAGCTGAATCAAGTCTTGACCGGAATGTGTGTCTGCATTCATGCGGTGTGTGGTGGGTGTGAAGTTGTTCCATGATGTCATTCCAAAACACATAGTATTGTGAAGGTGACATCTTCTTTCCCTTGTAGGAAAACAAGAACCGGTTGCCTTCTTCTTTGTGCTTTTGAACAAACGCCTTGATTTTCGGATGAATCGGAACAAGACGGTCTTTTCCGGCTTTGGTCTTGATGCCACCTTTCATCACCATTTGGTCAAGGTCAACATTGTTGTTTTCAAGGGTCAGCATTTCACTGATTCTGAATCCGGTATAGAGCAGAAACAGGACTGAATCAACCCATTCCCTTTCAGAAATTGCCCACAATGCTTGAATTTCTTCTTCCGTAAAGGGGACTTTGTTTGAAGGTGGTATTGGTGCAGCAGAAATCAAAGCTGAATTCATTTTGACAATAACATCCAATTCCATTGCATACCGGTCAAGCTGACCGAACAAGTTTTTGATTGCACCTTGGGTTGAATAGCCGCATCCACAGTGGTCAATGATTTCCTGCATCTGATATGCTTTGATGTTCTTGTATGGCATATTGTGAAGCGGTGCAGCGTGCTTGAATGCTGATTTGTGACTGCTTGCAGATGATTTTGACATTTTCGGGAAATCCCTTTCAGACCATCTTTCAAACAGTTCCTTCATGGTTATTTTGGCAAGGTCAACATCAAAAGGATTTCTGTTGTATTCGGCAAGGGCAATCATGGCTTCTTCCCGTTCTGCAAAATATCCAATGACTGTATATATTGGATGCCCCTTTTCATTCCATCCTGATGTTTTCCTGACACAATATGGTTTTCTTCTATTTCCGGACAGTTTAACAACTGACCCATACCCATTCGGATTTTTCATTAACTTTCACCTTTCTACTTGATTTTTCAAGGCGAAAGTGCTATAATAATAGTGCCAATTTCACCTTGAATTCTTTTTCGTGTTTTCATCGTTGAATTTGGTTTTAACCCGGAACTGTCTTGTGCTGCAACACAGGGCAGTTCTTTTTTTTGTTTCAGGTAACGGGTAACAGGTAACACCTGTTTTCTATATTCTTTTTATTTTTACGGGATAACAGTTTTTTCAACACTTCTTGAAAGTCAATTATCTGATAAAAATGAAGTGTTACCCTGTTACCTGTTACCTTTAATTGCTTGAACAAGTTTCTTTATACACCAATACAAACCATAAAAGACCGCATACACCATCCAAAAAGACAGCAGAATCATATACCACATCAATTGGAACATCCAAACGAACATCAGGATGATGCACATATAGGCGGCATTCTTTTTGGTAATGCGGAAAGCTGCACCAAGACGGAATTTCCCAAATTTTGCAAAGGTAGTTGACAACCCTACAAACACAATTATTCACCTTTCCTTTCAAGATATTTTTCAATGGCGGTTAAATCTTCAAGATTTTCAATCGCCTTTTGTTTTCCATTTTCGTTCAAAGAAGTGAACAAGCGAAGCATTTTGACCGCCGCTTTGCCATACTGCTTTTGGATGTATTCAATCAAGATGACTTCATTCTTCAATTGTTCATGGGCATTGAATTTTGCATCCCAAAGTTGTTTTTGTTCATCGGATGCCGGTTCATATCCGAGAAGTACGCAAGGGGACACATTAAAGATTTTTGCAAATTCCATCAGTTTTGATTGTGGAAGGTCGGCTTTTCCCATTTCAATTTTGTTGATAGATGATTTGTGGGAATACCCCATCAATTCGGCAAGATATTCTTGGGTCATACCCCTTTCTTCCCGAAGCATTTTAATGATTTGTCCTGTTGTCAAAGCGAAATACCATCCTTTCTTACAATGAGATTCTACCCTATTATAGCACATAATAGAATGAATTTCAACTTTTTCAGAAAAATTTTCTAAAAAGGGGTTGACATTCATTCTACCGTGTGTTATACTATGGGCAACGGGTAGAAAGAAAAGCAACCCGCAAGAACAAATCATCACCCAAACAGTGAAAGGACTGATGAAGAAAATGATTAAATTCTACAAGGTAAAGGACACGGAAATCAGGAAGGTCGCAGAAATTGACGAACAGGGACAGGTCATCGGTATCAAAGCAATCCTTGGCAGGGTTGCCGAACTACTTGAAAAACAAATCATCTTCCCGGATAACACAACGGGCAATGAAGAAAAATGGCTTGTCATTTGTGAGAATGGAAACGACATCACTGAATTTGAATCCCTTGAAGAAGCAAAACAATCATGCAAAGGAAGGTGGAACAAATGAAAAGAAGAATCAACCGAAGAAGAAAAACCGTGTGGGCATATCTTGATGGCAAGAAACTTGTTGATGTTGTCAAAGCTGCCCTTGACAACAACATGATGGTGGATGACCTGAAACAAGTCTTGATTAAAGAAAACCCCGGTCATGTAGTCACATTCAGATGTGAATGAAAGGAATGCAATATTATGAAATGGACTTCTTATTTACCTTCTGATATTGAAAACCGGCTTTGCAATTGCAAGACCTTGAAAAAGGACATCATGTATTTGGTCAATGCAAAATGGCTTTCCATGAAGGATGCCGGAAAGGACAAGCAGGGATTCACCAAAGAAGATGCCTTGGTCGGCGTTTTGGAACTGCTTGAATGCAATGGTCAAGATTTTCCACTGACCGAAGAAGAATATCAAGAACTTATTAACTGAATTCAACGATGAAAACACGAACCCGGAAGGGGTGTTGCAGCACCCCTTCCACAAAAGGAAAGGTGAAAACATGAAGATGATTAAAAGCAAAACCAAGATTGAGGAAGTCAAAGCCGCTTTACAGGCGTTTGGTTATCCGAAAACAGATTTGATTGAACTTGAAGCTATTGATGAAATCAGATGCAAAGTGATTTACAGCGGGCATTTCATCATGGGTATTTATGATTTCAACCGTCATACATTCGTTGATTAAGGGGTGAACAACATGACTAAAAGAAAGTATTTTTATTACATAGGTGTTCAAACACAAGGTGGCTTGTCTTTGGTCACTTCCATTGACAATGAAAACAAAATGTGTTTTTGGGATATAGACAAAAAGCCTTTGCCGATGTCAAAAGAAGCTGCAAGCGATTATGCGGAAGGATTGTGCATGAATCTTCATACCGCAGTTGTAATCAAGTCTTTTTGGGAATTGACCACACATTTTGTTTCCAATGAAGAACACGCCAATAATTTGAAAGGGGGCGAATAAGAATGACGAACAGTTTGAAGTTAAGGGCGGCAATCCTTGAAAGAGGGTTCACGCAAGAACAGCTTGCAGAGCAGCTTGGAATGACCATTGCAACATTCAACTATAAGGTCAACAACAAGCGTGAATTCAAAGCAAGCGAAATCAAGAAGTTGGCAGAATCCTTGTGTCTGACAACTGATGAAGTCAATGCAATTTTTTTTGCGAACGAAGTAGAATGAAATTCTACCAAAGGGTTAAAATCAAATTCAAAGATGAAAGGATGAATCAGAATGAATGTGTTTGCACAGCGAATGAAAAAGGCGATGGATGAAAGGCGGGTCACACAATCTGACCTTGCATCCATGACCGGTTTGGGAAAGTCATCAATCAGTCAGTACCTTTCCGGCAAAAACGAACCAAAGGTCAAAACCATTATGACCATTGCCGATGCCTTGAATGTGTCGGTTGAGTGGTTGACAGGACAGATTGAAGAAACCGCAGATGAAAGTGTTTCCGGCAATACCATAAACCTTCCGGTCAGTGAAGCGGCAAAGTTGATGGGTGTTGGTAAACAGTTCATCAGGAAGGGATTGCAGGACGGGAAATTTCCTTTCGGATACGCAATCAAAATCACGGGCAATAGGTTCACTTATTACATCAGCCCGAAGAAGTTTACAGAATACACAGGAATTGAGGTGTGAACAATGCCAAAAGAAAATTGTTTGGAACACATGGCAAGAATTGATGGGCAAAGAAAAATTGCTGATTTCATTGTCAAGCAAAAGCAGGACTATTGGTTCAAAGTTAAATATGCGGAAATTCGTGCAAGGGAATTTGCAAGAGAATGTGACAAGCGTGAATTAAATTATCATGTTTCAGTCGGCGGTCTTGATTCCATCACTTTGTTCCTGTTCTTGAAGTCAATTGGCATTTATGCACCGGGAATCAGTGTTTCATATTTGGAAGATGCAAGCATTCAGAAAGTACATAAAGAACTTGGAATTGAACGCTTGCAATCATCTGTTCGGTATGTTGATGATGCAGGAAAAGAACACCGGTGGACTAAACCCGACATCATTCAAGAATTTGGTTTTCCGGTTCTTTCCAAAGAACTTGCGGCAAAGATTGAAACCCTTGCAAATCCGACAGAAAACAATAAAACGGTTCGCCATGCGATTGTTACAGGTGAAACAGGTGCTTATGGCGGTTATCAGAAAAACAGCAGAATGAAGATGTCAAAAAAGTGGCTTGAAAAATTCGGTGGTTATGCGAATGAAGAAGAAGGAACAGATTATCAAATTCCGAATTTCAAAGTTTCTTCAAAATGCTGTTATTACCTGAAAGAAAAGCCGTGTGACGATTGGGCGAAAGAATATAACAGTGTTCCATATTTGGGACTTATGGCATCCGAAGGCGGTAGAAGGGCAAAGTCTTTGATGTTGAATGGCTGCAACTATTTTGGAAAGTCAACCATTCGGTCAGCACCATTTGCCATATTCACCCGGCAAGACCTTTTGCAACTTGCACTTGATTTGAATGTTCCTGTTCCTGAAATTTACGGAAAGATTGAACGCCGTGAAGATGGAACGCTATACACGACAAAAGCCCAAAGAACAGGATGTTCAATGTGTGGGTTCGGATTGCATCTTGAAAAGCGTCCGCATCGGTTTGACCAACTGAAAGAGCGCAACCCCAAAGAATGGGAATATTGGATGTTCAAATGCTGCACTGACCCGGACACCGGTGAAAAGTATGGATGGGCAAGGGTTTTGGATTATATCGGTGTTGGATATTGAAAGCAAGGTGAATCCCTATGGAATTATATCCGCATCAGGTCAAAGCACTTGCAGAAACAGAGCAGTTCAACCGGGTTGGTTACTTCCTTGACATGGGTCTTGGAAAAACATTTGTTGGTTCTGTGAAAGCAGTTTCATTTCAAATCAAGACCTTGTTGGTTTGCCAAAAGTCAAAGATTGAAGATTGGATTGACCACTTCAAACAGTATCATCCATTGACAGTTTTTGATTTGACCGTGAAAGGACAGCTTGATGAATATGTTGCAACAATCGGAAACTGCATCGGAATCATCAATTATGAATTGATTTTCCGCAGACCTGAACTGTTGCCTTTGAAGAACTTCACATTGATGTTGGATGAATCTTCTATGATAACAAATCCAACGGCGAAAAGAACCAAGTTCATTCACAAGATGAATCCTGACAATGTGATTCTTCTTTCAGGAACGCCGACAGGCGGCAAGTATGAAAAATTATGGTCGCAGTTGCGATTGCTTGGATGGGACATCAGCAAAGAACTGTTCTTCAAGCAGTATGTCATCACCGAATGGATTGAAGATGGCAGCGGGTTCAAAATTCCGCACATTACAGGTTACAAGAATGTTGACCGGCTAAAAGCAAAGCTGAAACAGCATGGTTGCATCTTCATGAAAACCGAAGAAGTTTTTGACCTTCCTGAAAAAATAACCATTCCGGTCAAGGTCAGAAATACAAAAGAATTTGTGCGGTTTATGCGTGACAGCATCGTGACCTTGCCGAACGGAACAGAACTGATTGGTGATACCGCATTGACCAAAAGGTTATATGCAAGGCAGCTTTGCGGACAGTATAACCCGGCAAAACTTTCAGCCTTCCAAAGCCTGATTGAAAGCACAGATGACCGCTTGATTGTCTTTTACAACTTCAATGAAGAACTGTTCCGGATGAAAGCAGTTGTTGAAGAAATGGAAAAACCAATTTCCATAGTCAATGGGCAGGTCAAGGATTTGGAAGCCTATGAAACAGAAAGTGATTCGGTGACATTCGTTCAGTATCAGGCGGGAAGCAAAGGTTTGAATTTACAGAAAGCAAACAAAATCATTTACTTCACCTTACCGCAAGGGTCGGAAGATTTTGAACAGTCAATGAAGCGCATTCACCGAATCGGACAGGAAAAAAGTTGTTTCTATTATCTTCTGATGGTTCAAAACAGCGTTGAAGAAGATATTTTGGAAACCTTGAAAACAAGAAAGGATTATGATGATGAACTTTTCAAAAAGTATGAAGCGAAATATTAAAAACGGGGCGAAAATTCTTCTTGTGGTTGCCGTTGTCATTGTTGTTCTGATTCCTTTTGTGAAGGGATGCACAGCGACAAATGACGGTGATTCTGAACCCGAAAAAGCAAGTCAAGATGTTGCAGAAATGAGTTTTCACCCGATTGAAACACCAACCGTTTTTGAACCGAGTGAAACGAACGAACCGACAGAACCAAAGCTGATAAGTCTTGGGGAATTCCGGTTGACCGCATATTGTGGATGTTCCAAGTGTTGCGGCATATACGGGGAAAACAGACCGGTTGATGAATACGGAAAGACCATTGTTGAAACCGCAGGTGGTTACAGAGCAGTTGAAGGTGTGACGGTTGCCGCAGACATCAGACTTCTGCCTTATGGCACAAAGGTCATTATTGACGGTCATGAATACATAGTGCAGGACAAAGGCGGTGTCATCAACGGAAATCGAATTGACATCTATTTTGAAAATCATCAAGATGCTCTGAATTTTGGGGTGCAGTACAAAGAAGTTTTTATGATGGAAGGTGAACAGAATGATTAAATGTGAAAACAAATGCCCATTAGAAAAATTCAACGGTTGTTGCTATTCCTGCCCTGAAAGACAGGATTGCAAAGAAATGTGTTCGGAAGTTCCTGAAAAATGCGGTTGTTCGGTTTATGACGAAGAATCCGGTCTTGAAGTGTTCCGCAGTCAGCAGATTGAAGTTCTTCAAAAGATTGCAACGATTGTGAACATGAAAAAGCAGTGTGAAGAACAGGAAAAAACGCTGAAAGACCAACTGAAACAGGCAATGGAACAGTACGGGGTCAAAAAGTTTGAATCCGATATTTTGAACATCACCTATGTTGCCCCTTCTGAATCGGTGTCTGTTGATACCGCACAAATCAAGAAGAAGTACCCGGACATTGCCAAAGAATGCAGTAAAACAACCAAAAAATCAGCCTATATCAAGGTTGAAGTGAAAGGCGGTGAAATGTGATGTCAGTTGCGGTTCAAATCACCCTGATTATATGCGTGACCATCGTTGTCATCTGCATATTCGGGAACAAAAGGAAGTGATTTCATGGCAGCGGAAAAGAACTTTGAAAACAGATTGAAGGGGTGGTTGTGGTATGAAGGAATATATCCGCTTGGCACTGCCGCAGACAAGATGATTGTTCCACCTTGCGGATATTATGAAAAGCGTTGGGGCGGCGGGTATTCCAAAAAGGGCTTGCCTGATATGCACATTGTAGTGAACGGAATCAATATGGATGTGGAATTGAAAGCATCCAATGGAAAGCCTTCCGAGCTGCAAAAGCACAATATCATTCAAATAAACACATCAGGCAGTCTTGCAATGCTTCTTTACCCGGAAGGGTTTGAAGAATTCAAGTCACTTGTGAAAGGGGTGAAAGAATGCAATGGTCACATAGCAGAATTGAATGCTTTGAAAAATGCCCTTTCAAGTTCAAAATGCGCTACATTGACGGAATCACAACAGATGACCCGATAAATGCAGACAACGCACTTGTTCTTGGAACTGCACTTCACACCGGAATTGAAAAGGATGTGGAAACGGCAATTCACCAATACTTTATGTCATTTCCCATCATTGACGATTCCCATGTGAATGAAGCATTGAAATTGGAAAACTTGATTCCAAAGGCAAAGGCGGTGTTGCCGTCCGGGGAATATGAAGTTGAAATCAAAGATGCCGATTTTCACGGATTCATTGACCTGCTTGCACCGGCAACGGTGTTTCAAAGGGGCGTGGAACTTCCTGATACTTATGACATTTATGATTTCAAGTATTCCAACAATGTGAATCATTACAAGGAATCAAGACAACTGCACCTTTACAAATACTTTTTTGAAAGGTGCAATCCGGGCAAACACATCCGCAACCTGTATTTTCTGTTTGTTCCAAAGGTGAGTATCAAGCAGAAAAAGACTGAAACCTTGCAAGAGTTCCGGCAGCGAATCAAAGCCGAACTTGCAACGGCAGAGGTCAAAACCGTTCCGATTGATTTTGATTATGAAAAGGTGATTGATTTCCTTCTTCAAATCAAAGTCAGCAATGAAACAACGGACTTTGAAAAAAATCCGGGGTGGAATTGTAGGTATTGTGAATTTGAAGAATTTTGTCAGAAAGGATGGAACTATTTTATGAAGTTACCAAGCACAGAAAGAAGAAACATTGAAAAGGTTGATAAAAGGGTCATTTGGATTTATGGTGTCCCCTTTTGCGGCAAGACCACTTTTGCCAACGCTTTTCCTGACCCACTGATGTTGAATACAGATGGCAACATCAAGTTTGTGGATGCCCCGTATATCCGCATCAAGGATGAAATCAAGGTGGAAGGGCGAATGACCAAAAAGACCCTTGCATGGCAGCTTTTCAAGGATGTCATTGACGAACTTGAAAAGAAGGAAAACGGTTTCAAAACCATCGTGATTGATTTGGTCGAAGATTTGTATGAATATTGCCGCTTGTACATGTATGACCAAATGGGAATCAGGCATGAATCAGACGATTCCTTCAAGGCGTGGGATATGGTCAGAGGTGAATTTCTGAACACTTTGAAACGCCTGATGGCATTGGATTATGAAAACATCATCCTGATTTCCCATGAGGACACAAGCAAGGACATCACCAAGAAGGGCGGCGATAAAATCACGGCAATCAAGCCGAATATGCAGGACAAGGTTGCATTGAAGGTCGCAGGAATGGTTGACATCGTTGCAAGGATTGTTGCAGACGGTGATGACCGAACCTTCAACTTCAAGTCCAATGAAGTCATTTTCGGCGGTGGCAGACTGAAAACCGATGCCAAAGACATTCCGCTTGATGTCAATGAACTGTTCCGAGTTTATGACGAAGCGAACAGAAACGCCGTCAGGAAGGCACAGACGGCAGTTTCAGAGCCGGTCAAGGAACAAGTTGCCCCGGATGCAGAACAGCCGTCAGACGGCAAGGAAGCAGTCAGAACAAGCCGCAGAAGAAAGGTTGCTGAACCCGTTGAAGATGCTAACGATGATTCAGACCTTCCGTTTGCACCCGCACCCGGTCAAGAAACCGGCAGCCTTGGTGCAGATGATTCCCCTTCTCCTGCCACATGGGAACCGGGCGGTGGCGCATCCGTTGAAGAACCAATTCCGGTAGAATCGGAAAAAGAACCCGTTCAGGAAGAAAAACCGAGGGTTCGCAAATCAAGAAGAACAACCACAAACGAATAACAAAAGAAAGGTTAAAAGGTGAATTAAAATGGCAGAAATGAATATTTGGGATAAGTTTGACAAGGCGATTGATACCGCTTCCCTTGCAGAAGATGTGAAGGATGTTCAGGAAAATGGAACTTCATACAGAGATGTTCCGCATGGTGACTATGAAGTTGCCATTGACAAGTTGGAATTGACCGAATCCAAAGCGCATGACCCGATGGTGACCGTTTGGTTCAAGGTTGTGGAAGGTGAATTCAAAGGTTCAAGAATCTTCATGAATCAGGTCATCACACAGGGATTCCAAATCCACATCATCAATGAATTCTTGCGGTCGCTTGATACGGGCGTTGCAATCGAATTTGTTACATATCGGCAGTATGGCAATCTGCTGATGGATGTCATGGAAGCGATTGACACGCAGCATCTTGAATTTGCCCTTTCCTACAAAGAAGGAAAGAAGGGGTTCAGCACTTACGAAATAACCGAAGTGTTTGAAGCAGAATAACGAGCCGGTCAAAAGGGGGATGTTTCCCCGCATCCCCCTTTTGATAACTTTATGAAAGGATGGTGAATGCAGTGCTTTTCTATGACTTTGAGGTTTTCGCCTATGATTGGCTTGTGGTCATTATTGATATGACAAAGAAATCTGAAACAGTCATCCACAATGACCCTGACAAGCTGCAAAAAATCTATGATGAAAACATCAATGACATTTGGGTTGGATTCAATTCAAGACATTATGACCAATACATCTTGAAAGGCATTCTTTGTGGCTTTGAACCAAAGAAAATCAATGACTATATCATTATCAAAGGTCTGCCGGGGTGGAAATTCAGCAGCTTATTCAAGAACATTCCCTTGATAAATTATGATGTGATGCAGAATGTTGACCGTGGCTTGAAATCTTTTGAAGGATTTATGGGGAATAGCATCAAAGAAACTTCTGTTCCGTTCGATATTGACAGACCGCTGACCAAAGAAGAAGTTGCCGAAACCATCAAGTATTGCAGACATGATGTGCAGCAGACCATTGAAGTTTTCATTCAACGGAAAGAAGATTTTGAAGCGCAGTTTGGCTTGCTGAAAATGTTTCATCTTCCCCTTTCGGGAATTTCAAAAACAAAGGTGCAGTTGTCGGCTGACATCCTTGGTGCAAGAAAACGGGATTGGGATGATGAATTTGACATTGACTTCCCGCCGACATTGCAAATCAAAAAATATACACAGGTGTTGGATTGGTATAAAAACCCGGCAAATAGAAAATACCGGGTTGACCCGACAAATCCAAAGTCAAAAAAGATGCAATGTCAAATCATTGTTGCCGGTGTTCCCCATGTGTTCGCTTGGGGCGGTGTTCATGGGGCAATAGAGCAGTACAGCGGCACAGGTTATTTTCTGAATATGGATGTTGGTTCACTGTACCCAACTTTGATGTGCGTTTATAACTTGATGTCACGGTCAGTCCCGGAAGATGGTTTTGAACGATTCAAGGAAATCAGAAATTACCGCTTGGAACTGAAACATCAGGGAAAGAAAAAAGAACAAGCCCCTTTGAAAATCGTTCTGAATGGTACATACGGGGCAATGAAGGACATCAATAATGCCCTGTATGACCCAAGACAGGCAAACCGGGTGTGCGTATATGGTCAATTGCTTCTGCTTGACTTGATTGAAAAGTTAGAGCCTTACGCACAAATCATACAGTCCAACACGGACGGCATTTTGATAAAGATGCCAACCGGAAAGGATGAAGGCGAATGGTTCAATCTGATTGATGATATTTGCTATGAATGGGAAACAAGAACCGGTCTTGACCTTGAATTTGACGAATACCGAAAGGTTTTTCAGAAGGATGTCAACAACTATATCATTGTTGATAAAAAAGGCGGGTTCAAATCCAAAGGGGCTTATGTCAAGAAACTTGGGTCTTTGGATTATGACCTTCCGATTCTGAACAAAGCCTTGGTTGATTATATGATTCACGGTGTTCCGATAGAAGAAACTATCATGCAGTGTGATGACCTGAAAGAATTTCAGCTTGTGTCCAAAATCAGTGGCAAATACGAACAGATTTGGCATGGCGGCACATTCAGCGATGTTCAGACAATGACCAAAGCCGGGAAAAAGCGCAAAATCAAAAAATACAATTTTGACGGTGTTCCGGTCAAGGAAAAGTGTGTTCGGCTGTTTGCATCCAAGAATCAGAGTGATGGCACATTCTATAAAAAACACGCACAAACCGGTTCATTTGAAAAGCTGCAAAACAGTCCGGAACATTGCTTCATGTTCAATGATGAAGTAAACGGTGTGAAAGTTCCTGCAAAGCTGGATAAACAATGGTACATTGATTTTGCTTTGCGTAGGTTGAAAGATTTTGGGGTGGTGTGATGGAAAAGTTCAGAATTGAGTGGCACGACAGAACAGATGGATATTTGGAACTGATTGTTGACCGTTTCTTCCCTTGTATTGCTGAAAAGTCCAAGAAGGTTTTCAAACTTGTGGCAATGTATTGTTCCGATGAAGCGATTGACGAATTACAAGCCTATTTGGAACAAAAAAAAAGCAGATGCAGAATGGAAGGGAAAAGAATTGGTTTCAAAATACTATGATTCCCCGAATCCTTCTATTCGGAAAAAGCGTTTGGCAGAAGTCAGGAAGCAAGAAACTTTGTTCAAAAGGTATGAAGCGAATTTGAAAATGCTGAAAAAATGTACAGGAAGGAAGTGATTGAACCGTGTTTTTCAAAGGGTACATTGAAACCAAAAACAAGAAAGCAAATGAAAAATTCAAAGGAAGAACCGATTTCAAAACGCTTGAACAGGTTCAGTCACTTCCGGAATATGCCGGTATTCTTGCCCCGGATGCAATCCTGATTGACATTGACGATATGGAACAGGCAAAGATTCTTCTGAACATTTGCGATGCTGAAAATGTCAGATGCAGAATCCTTCAAAGCCGGTCGGGAATGCACTTCCTGTTTAAGAACAGCAAAATCGACAAGTGCTATACCAAAACCAAGTTGGCTTGCGGTCTTGTGTCAGATATAAAGTCCGGTTTCAAAAATTCCTATGAAGTTTTGAAGATTGACGGCAAGGAAAGAACCGTTCTGTATGACATCTTGGACGGTGAAGAATATCAAGAAATTCCAAAGTGGCTTTTCCCGATTCGGTGCAGCACGGAATTTCTTGATATGGAAGCCGGTGCAGGACGGAATCAAGCCTTGTTCAATTATATTCTGACTTTACAAGGCAATGATTTCACGGTGGAAGAAGCACGGAAAACAATCACCATCATCAACAAATACATCTTGAAAGACCCACTTTCTGATGATGAATTGGCTGTGATTTTACGGGATGACGCTTTTCAAAAGCCGATATTTTTCAAAGGGACAAACTTCCTGTTTGACAAATTCGCAACCTACATAAAGAACAACAATCACATCATCAGAATCAATGGTCAGCTTCACTTGTTCAAAGATGGGGTGTATGTGTCCGGGCAGGATGAAATTGAATCAGTTATGATTCAGCACATCAGCAATCTTTCCAATGCAAAGCGGACGGAAGTATTCAAGTATTTGAATCTGCTGCTTTTGGAAAACACAGAAATTGCCCCGCCAAACTTGATTGCATTCCGAAATGGAATCTATGACATCAAGAATGATGCCTTGCAACCATTTTCCCCGGATGTAGTAATTACAAACCGCATTCCTTGGGACTACAACCCAAACGCATATTCAGAATTGGCAGACCACACCCTTGACAGGATTGCTTGCGGTGATGAACAGGTCAGGGACATCCTTGAAGAATGTATTGGTTCTTGCTTTTATCGTTCCAATACTCTTGGAGGCGGCAAAGCGTTCATTCTGACCGGTGAAGGTTCAAACGGAAAGTCCACTTTCATTGCCATGATGCAGCACCTTTTGAATGAAGATAACATTGCCGCACTTGACCTGAAAGAACTTGACCAAAAGTTTCAGAACACTGCCTTATTCGGCAAGTTAGCAAACCTTGGTGATGACATCAGCGATGAATTCATTGTCAATGCTTCCATCTTCAAGAAGTTTGTCACCGGGGAAAGGGTGCAGGTTCAGAACAAGGGGGAAAAGCCGTTTGAATTCAACAATTATGCAAAGTTTTTGTTCAGCGCAAATAATATCCCCCGAATTAAGGACAAGACCGGTGCTGTTTTAAGGCGTTTACTGATTGTCCCCTTCAATGCGAACTTCACCAAAGATGACCCGGACTATGATTCCGACATCAAGTATAAATTACAGGAACAAGAAGTGATGGAATACATGATTGTTCTTGGAATCAACGCTTTGAAACGGGTGCTTGAAAAGAAAGGGTTCACGGAATCCGCAAAGGTTCAAGAGCAGTTGAAGGAATATGAAGAAACCAACAACCCCATCATCGGATTCTTTGAAGAATGCGAAATGGAAGATTTTCAGATTGAAAACGAATTATCCGACAAGGTTTATAAACGGTATAGGGAATATTGCCTTGCCAATAACTTCAACCCTATGTCAAAGAATGAGTTTTCAAAGCAGGTTTGCCGAAAACTGAACATGACTACCAAGACCAAAAAAATCAGCGGAAAAGTGTTCAGAATCTATGTCAAAAACGACTGAAAGGAATTGATTGAAATGAATGCTGTTGAAAAGAACATTGATGAACTTGTGTTCAAAGAATTAAACAACGCCAATGAACGCTTTCCACTTTTCCAGTCACCCCATGAAGGGTATGCGGTGATAAAGGAAGAAATTGAAGAAGTCATGGACGGGATGAACCTTCTTCTTGAAGTGTTTGCAAATGCTTGGGCAGGAATAAAGAAGAATGAACCTGTCTTTGAACAGGTCAGAGCAGTCCGAGAATTGGCAAAGCATATCGCAACGGAATCTGTTCAGGTCGCTGCCATGTGCGACAAATACAATATGTCACTTGCCGGGGATAATGCTGACCACTGCATTTATTGTGGTGCAGATGTTTCAGATTTGGGTGTTCAGGTGTGTTCAGACTGCAAGAAGAAATTGGGTGAAAAAGATGGGGTATAAACAACCAAACGCATTCCAAAGTTGTTGGGTCATTATCAAGTGGTGGTTTCAACAAAAATTCAGACGAAAGGGGCGGTGGAAACATTGACCGATAAACCATATCAGAATGCGGAAGGGTATGCAGACCCAACCGCCTATGAAGCATTGAAGCCGATTATCAAGGAAGAAACAGAAGTTGAACGGAAGTGCAATTTTCTGATTAAAGTTTTGAAGTTCATCATTCGGGAATCGGGATTTGAACTTTTGAACAGGATTGAAATAAAACATATTGAATCAGGAAGGGTGTTCAGGTGATGGATGTTGATATTATCTACAATCAAGATTGCATTCAAGGAATGAAAGCAATTCCGGATAAATCAATTGACATGATTCTTTGTGATTTACCCTATGGCACAACCGCTTGCAAATGGGATTCTTTAATTCCCTTTGATGCTTTATGGAATGAATACAACAGAATCATTAAAGATGACAGTGCCATTGTTTTATTCGGTTCTGAACCTTTTTCAACCCTTTTAAGACAAAGCAATTTGAAAAATTTTCGCTATGACTGGATATGGGAAAAAGAACAGGGTGCAAATTTCATGTTGTGCAAATATCAGCCTTATAAAGTACATGAAATAATTTCAGTATTCAGTAAAAAGCGGCATAGGTATTTTCCGCAAATGACAAATGGAACACCTTACATTTCCGGAAAAGGGACTTCCGGTGACATTACCGGGAATGTTAAAAAGATTCAAACCATAAACAACGGAACAAGATACCCAAGAAGCGTTCAGAAATTCAATACAGATAAAGCAAAAGGTTCACTTCATCCAACACAGAAACCGGTTGCATTGCTTGAATATCTGATAAAAACATACACCAACGAAGGTGAAATTGTTCTTGACAACGCTTTTGGTTCAGGGTCAACCCTGATTGCAGCATTCAATACAAATCGTCATTATATCGGGTATGAACTTGACGGACGATATTTTGACATTGCTTGTAAAAGATTAGATGCGGCAGAGAGAGAGAGAGAACAGAAAGGAATCGTATTGATTGAGGTGAACAGAAATGAAATCACAGTACATATTCCCCACTTTGCTGATTGTGCTTGATGTTGGTGCGGCAATTGTGTATGCAACAGATGGCGATTGGAAAAAGGTAATTTATTGGTTGGCAGCGGCGGTGTTAAATGCTGCCGTCACATTCTGAAAGGATAGGTGAAAAACATAATGGAAGCAATTGAAGGTTTGACCCAAGAACAGTGTGAAGCCGTTGTCAAGGCGATAAGCACTGTTGCGGAAGTAATCAAAGAAATTGTTGATGCTATAACGGAAGTAATCAAAAGGTTTGTGGATGTGTTCACTGACCTTTGGAATGAACTTCTTTATTCTGCATCAAACAAGAAGATTGTTCATCTTGCCCTTCACGGTAGGACAAAGCGCATCCGGAAGAAGAACCGGAACAGACTTGTGAAGAATTTTATGAAGCTGCTGAAATATGAAAGGATGGTTGAAAAATATGAAGATTCCTGAAAAAGTGAAGATTGGTGGTAAAACATACACCGTTGAAATCACAGACAAAATGGACATGGGCATTTCAAATGTTTCTGCTGAAATCTTGTATAATGACTTGATTATTCGCATTAGTCCACAGGCAAAGCAGAAAATGGAAGCGGATTTCTTGCATGAACTTGTTCACGGCATTCTTGACCATCTTGGATATAAAAATCACGATGAAAAGAATGTTGATGAAATTGCACAATCTTTGTATATGGTTATTCAGGACAATCCAAATCTGTTTATGATAGAGCCGGTAACAGATGAAGTTGCAAAAAGTAACAGTTGAAAATACACACCTGTTACCGCTGAAAACCTATATAAAATTGGGCGTTGTAGTGGTTGGGGTAACAGGTAACAGATAAATTCTTTTTTATCGGAACATAAGTGAAAAAAATCATTGAAATTCTATTGTTCAGTAAAAAATAAAAGAATATAAGAATGTTACTGTTACCTGTTACCTGTTACCCGAAAAAATTTTGAAAGGATGATTTGAAATGACTGCAAAACAATATTTAAGACAAGCATACAGATTGAATGAATTGATAAACAGTGACCTTTCCGAACTTGAACAGTTGCGCTTGCTGTCAACAAGCGTTTCTTCACCGAATCTGTCCGGAATGCCTTCAAGCGGAACAAGGAAAACCGAACCTGCATTTGCAAGGTGCATTCAGAAGATTATTGACCTTGAAAAAGAAGTCAATGAAGAAATAGACCGCTTTGTTGATTTGAAAAAAGAAATCCGGGATGTCATCAATGATGTTGAAAGTCCGAATGAACGGTTGCTTTTGCGCTTGCGTTACATAGAATTTTTAACATGGGAACAGATTGCAGAACAGATGTCATATTCGGTTGTTCAGGTTCATCGGATTCATGCTGATGCCTTGCAAAATGTGAAAGTCCCGCAAAGTTGAAACGGTATGTTATGGAATGTTATGTTCCAAAGTGGTATAATGGTATCGTGAAAAAATACGCACAGGGGAATTGTGTTTGACTTCCGCACAGTCCTTTGTGCGTATTTTATACTATGACGAAAGGCAGGTGATTTTTATGACTGATAAGCAAAGACGGTTTGCAGACGAATATTTGATTGACTGCAATGCGACAAGAGCATACAAGGCGGCATATCCGCACATCAAAAGTGATACCGTTGCAAAGGTGAATGGGTCACGATTGCTGACAAATGCTAACCTGAAAGCCTACATTCAAGACCGGCTTGACGAAATCAGTTCTGCAAAGGTCGCACAGGCAGAAGAAGTCCTTCAATATCTGACTTCCGTGATGCGGGGTGAATCCACTGCTGAAATTGTAGTGGTCACAGGTGATGGGGACGGCTTTTCAAGTCCTTCAAGGGTTAAAAAATCACCTGATGAAAAAGAACGGCTGAAAGCTGCCGAACTGCTTGGAAAAAGATTCGGTCTGTTTACCGACAAAGTGAATGTTGAAGGTAATACAAAGGTTGTGATTGTTGATGACCTTGACGAATAGTGACAGGTTAGTAACAAACACACCTGAAAACGCCTGTTTTCAAGCCTTCTGCAAATATGATGTCATAAAGAAAGCGTGAAATCTATGGATGAAGCGGTTTTCAAGATGTCAGATTTTGTTGGCGGCGGTTATTCAGATTTTTGGAAGTTCAAAGGCAGATACCGAATTGTTAAAGGTTCAAGAGCATCCAAGAAATCAAAGACCGCTGCTTTATGGTTCATCAGCAATCTTTCCAAGCAAAAATACAAGCAAGCAAATCTTTTGGTCATCCGAAAGACCTTCCGGACACTAAAAGACAGTTGCTTTACAGAACTGAAATGGGCAATCAATAGACTTGGTTTACAGAACACATGGATAGCAAAGGAATCCCCGCTTGAAATCGTGAATGTTGAAACCGGTCAAAAAATATACTTCCGGGGATTGGATGACCCATTGAAAGTGACATCTATCACGGTTGATGTTGGTGTCCTTTGTTGGTTATGGATTGAAGAAGCCTATGAAATCATGTCAGAAGCCGATTTTGATATGATTGATGAAAGCATCCGTGGTGAAGTTCCGGCAGGACTGTTCAAACAGGTCACCATGACATTCAATCCTTGGAATGAAAGGCATTGGATAAAAAAGCGGTTCTTTGACAATCCCGACAGTGAAACCCTTGCCTTGACAACCAATTATCTTTGCAATGAATGGTTGGATGCAGCAGACAAGAAGCTGTTTGAAACCATGAAAAAGAACAATCCAAGAAGATATGCGGTCGCAGGACTTGGGAATTGGGGCATTGTTGAAGGTCTTGTCTATGAAAATTGGCATGAACAGAACTTTGTTCTGATGACCAAAAAGGAATATGAAAGACTTGATGAAAAACCTGCTGATGTAGTGTTCAGCGATGAATTGAAGAATGGATTCGGTCTTGACTTTGGTTATACCAATGACCCTTCCGCAGCGTTCATTGGCTTTGTGGATTTGACGAATAAAAAAATCTATGTATGGGATGAACTTTATGAAAAGGGTTTGTCAAACAAGCGGATTTTTGACACTATTCAGTCAATGGGATATGGCAAAGACCACTTCACCGCTGATTCGGCAGAGCCGAAAAGCATTGACGAACTGAAAAGTTATGGAATGCGGGTCAGAGGGGCAACCAAAGGAAAGGACAGCATCAACAACGGCATCCAATGGATTCAGGACTTTGAAATCATTGTGCATCCCCGGTGTGTGAACTTCCTGACTGAAATCAGTAATTACAGTTGGGACAAAGACAAATTCGGGAACAAACTGAATGCACCAATTGATGACTTCAACCACCTGATGGATGCCATGCGCTATGGTATGGAAGGATTCATCAAGAAGAATGGATGGTTATATTAGTAACCTGATAGTAACAAACGCCGCCGAAAATCAAGCAGTTCGGCGATTTTGCATTTATTGAATAACATTGAAAGGACGGTGAAAAAGAGTGTTAAAGGAATCAGAAATTTATACTTTGATTCAGGAAGATATGACAAGCAGCAAGAAGAAAAACGCTTCTGTTGGTCATCGGTACTATGAAGGGCAGCATGATATTCTGAATTACAAGCTGTATTATTACAACGCTGATGGAAAACTTGTTGAAGATACGACAAGAAGCAACATCAAAATCTGTCATCCTTTCTTCACTGAACTTGTTGACCAATGTGTTCAATATATGCTATCCGGTGATGAATCGTTTGTGAAATCGGATATTCCTGAACTGCAAGATGAACTTGACCTTTACTTTGGCGATGAATTCCGGTCTGAATTTGCTGATACTTTGACAGATGTGTGTGCAGGTGGCTTTGGATATATGTATGCATACAAAAGCATTTCTGACCGGCTTGCATTTCAATATGCTGATGCAATGGGTGTTGTGGAAGTCAGAGCGAAAGACACGGATGACCACACCGAATATATCATCTATTGGTATATTGACCGCATTGACAAAGGCACAAAGAAAATCAAGCGCATTCAGGTTTGGGATAAAGAGAAAGTTACATACTTTGTGCAGGTGGAAGAAGGCAAGATTCAAAGGGATGAAGATGAACCGTTGAATCCAAGACCGCACATTGTCTATGAAAAGGACAATGAAGAAGGCAAGTTCGGTGATTCTCTTGGTTTCATTCCTTTCTTCCGGCTTGATACGAACCGCAAATTGACAAGTCATCTGCAACCGGTCAAAGCCTTGATTGATGATTATGATTTGATGGCTTGTGGACTGTCGAACAATATTCAGGATGTCAGTGAAGCGGTTTGGGTGGTCAAAGGGTTTCAAGGTGACAATCTTGAAGAAATGATTCAAAATGTCAAGACCAAAAAGCACATCGGGGTTGAACCTGACGGTGATGTTGACATCAAGACCATTGATATTCCGCATCAGGCAAGGTTGAACAAGTTGGATGTGGATGAAAAGAACATTTACCGGTTCGGTATGGGGTTCAATTCGGCACAGCTTGGGGACGGCAATATTACAAATGTTGTCATCAAATCCCGGTATGCCCTTCTTGACTTGAAGTGCAACAAACTTGAAACCAAAGTCAAAGCCTTTTTGAAGAAGTTGGTCAAGATTGCCTTGCAGGAAATCAATGAAATCAACGGGTCTGATTATCAGGTCAGTGATGTGTATTTTGAATTTGACCGGGAAGTGATGACCAACGCATCTGACAATGCTTTGATTGAAAAAACGGAAGCTGAAACACAGCAAATCCGGTTGACCACTATTCTGAACGCTGCCGCAAGACTTGACAACGACACTGTTCTTTCTGCAATTTGTGATTTGTTTGAATTTGATTTTGAAGATGTGAAGTCAAATATTGAACAGAATCCGGTTGTTGACCTGAACAGTGCATCAGAAACCTTGGCAAATCTGCCGGTGGATGATTCAGGCGGTGATGTGAATGAATAAACGGCAAAAAGAAGTGTTGCAATCAGCTTTGGAAGATGAAAAAGCGGTTTTCAAGCTGTTGGAAAAGAATTATACCGCAGCTTTGGCAGATGTAAAAAGGAACATCCGGGAATTGCAAGCGAATCCACTGACACAATCCAAAGCATATCAGTTGGAATTTCAAAAGCAGCTTGAAAAACAGATTTCCGGTATTCTTGACAACTTGCAAGGCAAGAATTTCACTTCTATTGCCGAATATCTGAACAGTTCATACAGAAATTCTTTTCTTGGAAATATGTATGATATGCAGGGTCAAGGTGTTCCCTTGGTCATTCCGATTGATGAACAGCAGGTTTTGAAAAGCGTTCAAAAGACCGGCGATGATTTCAAGCTGTCAACCAAGTTAGGCGGGAACACAAAGAAGTTAAAAGAACAGGTGCAGCAGGAATTGGTCAGAGGGTTTGCAACAGAACTGACCTATGCACAAATAGCAAGGAATATTTCTGACTATGGTGAAGCTGATATGCACCGGTCAATGACCATTGCAAGAACAGAAGGTCACCGGGTTCAGAATGAAGCAAGATGGGATTCCATGACCGCTGCCAAAAAGAAAGGTGCGGACATCGTTAAACAGTGGGATGCAACCTTTGACAGTTCAACAAGACCTGAACACGCTGAATTGGATGGTCAAGTTGTTGAACTTGATGAAGATTTCAAGGTTGGGTCTTATTCTGCACCATATCCGGGGGCATTCGGTGACCCGTACATGGATTGCAACTGCCGATGTGCGATGCTTCAAAGGGCAAGATGGGCGGTCAAGGATGAAACAACCTATCAGAAGTGGAATAATGAAACCGGTGGGTTTATTGAATGCAGCGGTTTTGAAGATTTCAAGGATAAATACTTGAAAGCAGCAGAGAAGTTGAAAACTTCACAAAATAGTGGTATAATAAAAGACTACAATTCCGAACTTGCCCAAAAGTTCGGAAAAGACCATTATGAAGCGATGCACCGCTTGATTGACGGCTGTTCTGATGCTGATTTGGCTGCCGTTTGGGAAAAATACGAAAGTCAAATCAGAGTTGGAAACGCAAAATATTCAGGTCATGAATATTGTTCGGGAAGTTCAATATATGTGAACGGTGCGAGGGATGCACAGGGAAGCACATGGCAATCACCATATCAGGTTTCATTCCATGAATCAGGTCATGCGATTGATTATTTGGCAAGAAGTCAAGGTGATTCAACAAGCATCTTTGCAAGGCATTATTCAAGCGCATATAAAAACGGCATGTTTCCTGATACAATCAAAAGTGAAGTTGCCGATTGGGTTTCCGAGGTTGACAAGCGTTTGAAAGCTGAATTCAAAGCGCATGAAGATGATTTTGAATGGCTGCACAGTCACGGGTATATCAGTGATTGGAATTGGGATTTCTTCAAACGAAATGGAACATGGATTGGTGGCAAACCGAAATATTCCAAGTCTTACGCTTATAAAGCGATTGAAAAAGAAATCCGGCAATTAGACCCGAAAGCAAAAGCAGACCTTTCAGACATCTTGGAAGGTGCAACAGTCGGAAAAATCAGCGTTGGATTTGGTCACGGTGCTTCTTATTGGAAGCAAAGAAAAATGGGTGGTGTTGATGATGGGTTGGCAACAGAAGCATTTGCAGAAATGGTTGATTCATCGTTTTCCTGTCCTGAAAGTTTAGAATCAATAAAGAAATATCTTCCCAAGTCTTACGGGGTATTTCAAGAAATGATTCAAGCATTATTGAAGAAAGGATGATGCACAATGGATGATTTGTTGATGAAGTATGCAGACCAATTTCACGAAAACTTCCCTTTGTTTATCGTTAGGGACATGACCGAAAAGGAAATCAAGGACACAATTCAAAAATGCCTTGATGAAAACAAGCCGTATGAAGTGAAAACCGATTCGGAACATTTTTATTAAAACCAAATCTTATTGATTGAAGCATCCGCAAGGGTGCTTTTTTCATACCTTCTTCAAAAGTCAGAAGTAAAAGAGAGCAATTCAAAGCAAGATGTAACTTGTAAAAATCATATTTGAAAGGTGGAAAACGCAAATGACATTACAGGAAATTTTGAAAGCAAAGGGACTGTCTGATGACGATGTTCAATCCATTATCGGTGAGATGAAGCAGAACAAAATCTTCACTGCCGGGGAAGAAAACCTTGACATCAGATACAACAAACTGAAAGGTGATTTTGACACCCTGACCAAACAGCATGGTGAATCAACCACACTGATTGAACAGTTGAAGAAGGACAATGCCGGTAATGAAGGACTTCAAACCAAAATCACCGAGTATGAAGGCAAGGTTCAGCAGCTTGAACAAGAGTTGCAGAAAACCAAAGTGGATGCCGCATTGAAGGTTGCATTGCTTGAAGCGAATGTGACCGATGTGGATTACCTTTCTTTCAAGATTCGGGAAAAGGGTGAAGTCAAACTTGGTGACGATGGAAAAATCAAGGGAATTGATGACACCATTGCCGCTTTGAAAACCCAATTCCCACAACACTTTGCATCCGAATCCAAAAAGAAGATTGATGAAAACAAACTTCCGGAAGGTGATGACAAAGGAAACGGTTGGACGAAGAAAGAACTTCTTTCCAAGCCCTACAACGAACGCTTGAAAATGTATCAGGAAAACCCCGAAGCATTCAATCAAGCGATGCAAAGCGATAATTAAAATTTTTATTATGAAAGGATTTGAAAAATCATGGCAAACGAAGTAACGAAACTTGAAAACATCATCAATCCGCAGGTTATGGGGACGATGATTGAAGCAAAAATCACTGCACTGTGCAAGTTGACCCCTTATGCAAAGGTTGACAGCACTTTGCAGGGCGTTCCCGGTGACACCAAGACTGTTCCTTGCTGGAACTACATTGGGGATGCAGATGACTTTGACCCGGAAAACGCCGAGGACAAGGAAATTGAAACTGCAAAGCTGACTGCATCTTCCAAGACCTTCAAAATCAAGTGTGCGGGAAAATCGGTCGCTATTTTGCAGACTGCAATCAACAGCGGACTTGGTGACCCGATTGGTCAGGCAGAAACGCAGCTTGCAAAATCCATTGTTGGCAAGGTTGACAATGATGTGATTGCTGCCGCTTATACTTCTACCAATGAGTATGACGGCAGTGCGGGAATCATTGACTACAAGGGCATTGTGAACGCCGCAACCAAGTTTGAAGATGAAGAAGATGGTATTGACAAGGTGCTGTTCATTCATCCGAAGCAGGAAACTGACCTTCTGAAAGACCCCGACTTCCTTTCTGCCGACAAATTCACCGGTGGTGTTGCTGTCAACGGTGCTATTGGCAAGATTGCCGGTTGTTGGGTGAAGAAATCCAAGAAGGTTAAAGAGGACGGCGGCAATTATCTTTGCCCCATCATCAAGACCGAACCGGATTCCGCTGAAACGGAATACACCGAAGATGAACTTCCTGCACTGACCATCTTCTTGAAAAAGGAAACGCAGGTTGACCATGAGTGGTTTCCGAAGAAACAGCGTCATGACATCACTGCTGCCAAGTATTATGGTGTTGCCCTTACCAATGAAAGCAAGGTTGTCATTGCCAAGTTCAAGACCGAAGCAGACGGCTAAAAGGTTTACCCGGTGTCACCACCATCAGTGGTCTGACACCGGGTTTATTATTTTAATAGAAAGGGGTGCATTGTATGATTGTCAGTTGCGATGAACTGATGAATATGACTGAATTCCGGGGTTTATCTGACACCACCATCAAGCGGAAGTTGGATGCCCTTGAAGATTTGGTCAGAGCATACACAAACAACAATTTCCAAAATCGCAGAATACGGTTTGCAGCACCTTCTTCCAATGTTCTGTTGGGGTCTTACAAGCTGTTAAAGGTTGGTGACACGGTACAAATCACGGAATCAATCAATGATGGCTTGTATGTAGTGACCGCCATTGACCGAGTGAATAAGACTATCACCCTTGATTCTGACTTGATTGAAACGGAACACAATCTTATGACCAAAGTGGAATATCCCGCTGCCGTTGTGCAAGGGGTCATCAACCTGATGTTGTGGGATGTTCAAAACCGTTCAAAAGTTGGAATACAGTCTGAAACACTGTCCCGCCATTCTGTGACTTACTTTGCACAGGATGGAACGAACCAATTGATGGGTTATCCGGCAACCCTGTTTGGATTTCTGAAACCGTACATCAAGGCAAGGTTCTGACATGATAGGCGGCAATTTGAATGTTGCTTTTCAGGTCAAAGGCAAAGGAAAGAAGAATGAAATTGGCGAACGCAACCATGAATGGGTGGATGTAGCTGCCGCCAAAGGATGGCTTGACCTGTCCGGTGGTGATTCCAAGCATACTGTCTATAATGCAAAGATTCAGGAATCAACACACATTTTTCTTTGTGATTTTCAATCCTTCAAAGGTCTTTCAGGCAAGTGGGTTTGGAATCCGTTCAACTTTGTCAATGGTGTTATTTCAACTGCAACGCTGGATGAAACGGTTGATGTGACATCGGAAAACGCAAGAATGGTGATTGACGGTCAGATTTATAGTATTTTGCTGATTGATGACCCGATGAATATGCACCAACACCTTGAAATCTATCTGAAATATACGGGTGGTCAAGGTGGCTGAAATCAAATTTGAAGATTACAGGGTGCAAGTCAAAGCAGCGATGAATGACCGTATAATTGCCTTCATGCACGAAATAGGCGGCGAATTTGTTTCACAGACTGCACGAAACAGCAGAGTCAGAACCGGGCAAACAAAAGGGTCTTGGGATTATCAGGTTGATGAACAGACCTTGCAGGTTGTCATTGGTTCACCGCTTGAAAATGCAATTTGGGAAGAATTCGGAACAGGTGAATATGCCTTGAATGGGGATGGTCGCAAGGGCGGTTGGTACTATGTTGATGAAAAGGGTGACGGTCACTTTACACATGGCAAAAGACCGAACCGGGCATTGTGGAATGCGCTTGAAACATTGAAACCGAAAATTCAAACTGCTTTGGAACAACAGTTGAAAGGAATGAACTGATATGTTGAAAGCGTTGAACACAGAACTTGAAAAACTTGGTCTGAATTACGAATTCGGAAAGATGACCAAATCACCTGTCACCTATCCTTATTGGGTCGGTGACTATACAGAGCCGGAAAGCCTGACAGAAGATGGTGTTGAAGAACCAACTGTTATTCTGACCGGTTTCACAAGGGGAAGTTTCTTGGAATTGGAAACACAAAAGAACATGATTAAAGACCATTTCAAGCATGGTGTCACGGTCATTACAGACACCGGTGCAGCAGTGGTCTTTTTTTATGCCGGTTCTTTGAATGTTCCCCTTGAAGAAGATGACTTGAAGAAGTGTCAAGTAAATCTATCAACAAAAATTTGGAAAGGAATTTGATTGCTATGTATGACGAACTGAAAAATCATGGCGTTACTGAAAGTACGCCGAAAAACATCATGCTTGGTGCAGGTACGATTCACAAAGGGTTGAAGTTTGCAGAAGGCAAATGGAACTTTGCTGAATCCTTGATTGGTGCAACTTCCGGGGGCAACAAGCTGACAATCACCCCTGAAATCACCACTGTTGAAGTGGATGGTGCGCTTGTCAAGGTAAAGGGGCTTGATTTCAAGACCGGTGAGGTTGCAAAACTTGAAACCAACCTTATTGAAATTACGCCTGAACTGCTGAAAATGACCGTCATTGGTCAGCTTGGCGAAAGCAGCGTTGATGGTTACGATGTCATTGAATCCAAAGCCGACATTGAAGAAGGCGATTATTTTGAAAACTTTGGATTTGTCGGAAAGAAAACCGATGGAACGCCTATCATCGTGATTCTTGACAATGCCCTTTGCACAAGCGGGTTTGAAGGTGAAGGCAAGAACAAGGAAGCAACCGTGGTGAAATGCACCTTTGAATGCTATCAGAAGGTTGATGCAGACCTTGGAAAGCTGCCGTATCACATTTATTATCCCACAGCGGGTTAAAGAAAGGATGACGAACAATGAGTGAAAAACCCTATGAATTCAGGAAACTTGGTGCAGTCGATGTTGCGCCGATGTGCAAAATCATTGGTAAAATCGGAATCAATGAATTCAGCAAGTGTTTTGAAGCAGAAAGCGTGATGGAACTGATTCAGAACACAAAGCAGAAAAAGGCGGTGACCAATGCTGCCGGACTTCAAGTGATGCTTGAAATGGTGCAAATCATCATGACACACATTCCTTCTTGTGAAGCGGATGTGTTTGCCCTTCTTGCTTCTGTCAGCGGTCTGACCGTGGATGAAATCAAGGCGTTTGACCTTCCGACATTCACAGAAATGATTGTTGACTTTGTGAAGAAAGAGGAATTCAAGGATTTTATTGGGGTTGTTTCAAAATTGTTCAAGTAGGATTCATCAAGTATATGGACTTGCTATTCAAAAGATATGCAAGTCCATATTTACTTGTTGATGAAATGCTTGAAATTGGTCAGTTTTCAGACTTCATTTCCGAAGTTATTCGGATGAAGGATGAAGATGAACAGTGGGAATTCTTCCTGCATAAAGTCATCAATCAATCTTTTGCAGAATTCAGGGATTCCATTGCTATGACCAACAATAAAGTCACGCAAAGCGAGATTGAAACAACCATCAATGATTCTTACACGATTTTGAAGAATTTTGAACCTACACCGTAGAAAGGGGGTGTTTTGATTGGAACTGTTCAAACTGTTCGGAACAATTGCAATTAACAATGCAGATGCGAATCAAAGCATTGATGAAACAAGTGACAAAGCGAAAGATGCAGGAAACAGTGTTGATGACCTTGCCGAAAGCGGGGATAAAGCCGAAAGCAAACTTGGAAAAGCCTTTTCCAAAATAGGTTCGGCAGCAGTCGCAGTTGGAAAAACAATTGCAACCGGACTTGCGGCGGGTGCAACTGCAATGACCGGTTTGACAATCAAAGCACTGAACCTTGGCGGCGAACTTGAACAGAATATGGGCGGTTCGGAAGCGGTGTTCAAAGATTATGCCGAAGGGATGCAGAAAACAGCGCAAAATGCGTATAGCAGCATGGGTCTTTCTGCATCTGACTTCCTTGCAACCGCAAACAAAATGGGTTCACTGTTTCAAGGTGCAGGTTTTGATATACAAGAATCCGCTGACCTATCTTCACAGGCAATGCAAAGGGCAGCGGATGTTGCATCCATCATGGGTATTGATACCGCATCAGCGATGGAATCAATTGCAGGTGCGGCAAAAGGCAACTTCACAATGATGGATAACTTGGGTGTGGCAATGAATGACACCACACTTCAAGCCTATGCAATGTCAAAAGGCATTGAAAAATCAACATCTGAAATGACCAACCAAGAAAAGATTGGTCTTGCAATGCAGATGTTTTTGGAAAAAACAGAATATGCCGCAGGAAACTATGCAAAAGAAAATGAAACGCTTGCCGGTTCGCTTGGAACTGCAAAAGCAGCATTGTCAAACTTCCTTTCCGGTGCGGGGGATGTTGATTCTGTTGTTTCTTCATTCTCAAATGCGGCAGATGTTATTGTCAAGAATCTGAATGACCTTGTTCCAAGGTTAGTCAGTGGATTGACCGATTTGGTGAATAAAATTGTGCCTTTGATACCGCCTTTGCTTCAATCTTTGTTGCCGGGTATCATAGAAGGTGCGGTTCAGTTGCTCGATGGTTTGGTGTCGGCATTTCCAACCATAGTGGATGCCCTGATTGGGGTGCTTCCGATGCTGATTCAAGGCGTTGAACAAATTTTTTATGGCTTGGTAGATGCCTTGCCAAAATTGATGGAAACCATCTGTTCTGCCCTGCCGACATTGATTCCGCAGCTTGTAACTGCAATCATCAATATGGTGGTTTATTTGGCAAATAATATTGCCCAAATCATTCAACCTTTGATAGATAATTTGCCGCAGATAATCATTTCTGTGGTGGATGCACTGATGCAGAATCTTCCCACTTTGATTCAGGGTGCAATTCAATTGGTGATTGGCATTGTCCGGGCTTTACCGCAGATAATTCTTGGCTTGATAGAGGCATTGCCCACAGTTTTGACAAGTATTGTCGAAGGGCTGATTTCTTCACTGCCGATTTTGATTCAGGGAATAATTTCAATCCTTGGTGAAATCGGAATTGCAGTTTGGGATGTTCTTTCCGGATTCTTCACTTCTCTTGGTGAGTGGTTCGGCAGCTTGTGGGAAAGCATCAAGAACATTTTTGCACCGGTCATAGAGTGGTTCGGAAATCTGTTCAGCAGCATTTGGGATTCAATTGTCAGTGTATTTTCAAGTGTTGGCGAATGGGTATATAACACCATCATTGAACCGGTCAAGAATTTCTTCCAAGGTTTGTGGGAAGGCATTGTTTCCGCATTTCATACTGTGATTGACCCTTGGGTTGAAATCATCAAGAGGGCGGCAACGATTGTTTATGACACCATCATTAAACCGATAAAGGATTTCTTTGTAAATCTTTGGAATGACATTGTTAGTGTGTTCAGTGTTGTGTCAGATTGGTTTACCAAAAACATTGCTGACCCGATAAAGAACATTTTCACAAACATTTGGAACGCCTTGAAAAATGGTGCATCCAAGGCATGGGATGGAATCAAATCGGTGTTTTCTGGCATCGCAGATTGGTTCAAAAATATATTTAGTAAAGCATGGCAAGCAGTCAAGAATGTGTTCAGTGCCGGTGGAAAGGTGTTTGACGGCATAAAGGATGGAATTGTAAACGCCTTCAAGACGGTTGTGAATGCAATCATCCGAGGAATCAACAAGGTGATTGCAGTTCCGTTTAATGCAATCAATTCTGTTCTTGAAAAGATTCACGGTATCAGCATTCTTGGTGTTAGTCCTTTCAGTTGGGTTCACACCTTCAATGTTCCGCAGATTCCTGAACTTGAAGAAGGCGGTGTCCTTGAAAAAGGTCAGGTTGGCTTGCTTGAAGGTAAAGGTGCAGAAGCAGTTGTTCCGCTTGAAAAGAATACCGGATGGATTCAGAGGGTCGCAAGACAGATTCAATCCTATACCATTGAAGCGAACAATAGCATCAAGAACATTCTTCCGGTTGATGACATCCGTGAAATGTATGCGGATGAAACACGGGAAATCAGCAGAATGGGTGACTTGCTTGAAAGAATGCTTGATTTCCTGATGCAGTATTTCCCGGAATTCGCTGCACTTATGGAAAAGGATGTTGTCTTGGATGACGGAACGCTTGTTGCAAAGCTAACACCCAAAATTGATAGACAACTTGCTGTGATTTATAAAAGAAAGGACAGGGGGTAAAAGATGAATGGTGTATCATTTGGAACAAAACACAGTTATGATGACTTTGGACTGATTCTGACAAGTACAGATGTTTCCCTTCCTACCCCCAAAACAAAGACCGTTGAAGTTCCGGGTGCAGATGGGGTCATTGATTTGACTGAAACGCTGACAGACGATATAAAATATCAAAACAGAAAGCTGTCATTCACTTTCACAGTCGTTGACCCCATTGCATCATTTTCGGCGGTTTTATCGGCGGTCACCAACTACCTTCACGGGCGAAAAATGAGGGTTTACAGGGATGCAGACCCCAATTATTACTATGAAGGCAGATGCACAGTCAATCAGTTCAAGACGAACAAACGCCTTGCAACCATTGTGATTGACTGTGATTGTGACCCGTACAAAATCGAAAAGAATTCGATTTCTGACCCTTGGATTTGGGACACATTCAGTTTTGTTGATGGTATTATTTACATCAACCGTGTCACTGTTGCCGGAAGAACTTCCGTCACACTTATCAACAGAAGAAAGATTGTTTCCCCAACCTTCACTTGTTCTGCTGCAATGACCGTGGAATTTGAGGGTCAGACATACAGTTTGAAGTCAGGTTCAACAACGGTTCTTGACATCAGACTTCAAGAAGGTGAAAACATTGTCACTTTTGTTGGCAATGGAACAGTTCAGATTGATTATAAAGGGGGTTCATTGTAATGTATCAAGTATATTGTGATGGAATCACCCTGCATGATTTAAGAAGTGAACAATTGGTTCTGACTTCCCCTGTTGTCAATTTAGGGGATAATGATGCCGGTTCTTTTGAATTTACCATTGCCCCGACACATCCCGAATATAACAGTATTCGGAAGTTGAAGTCTGAAATTCAGGTCTTTCATAACGGTATTGAAATATTTTGTGGCAGACCGATTGAAGAAACCAAAGACTTCTATGACAACAAGAAGATTTATTGTGAAGGCGAACTGAACTATCTTGCCGATTCTATTCAAAGACCGGCAGAATATCATCAGATGACGGTTCGGGGATTCCTTGAAAGGTTAGTCACCATTCACAATGAACAGGTCGAAGAAAGCAAGCAATTCAAGGTTGGTATGGTGACCGTTGTCGACAGCAATGATTCCCTTTACCGTTATACCAACTATGAAAGCACCTTGACCTGCATCAGTGACAAACTGATAAAGAAATTGGGCGGTCATGTTCGGGTCAGAAAAGTTGACGGTGTGAAATACATTGATTATTTGGCTGACTATCCGAACACCAATGACCAAGTGATTGAGTTTGGAAAAAACCTGCTTGATTTCAGTCAAAACATTGATGGTTCTGATATTGCAACAGCAATCATTCCTTTGGGTGGAAAACTTGAAGAAAGCAGCATTGCAGCCCTTGAAGAAAGACTGACCATTGCATCTGTGAACGGCGGTGTTGATTTTATTTATAATCAAACCGCCGTGAACAATTATGGATGGATATTCAAAACTGTCACTTTTGATGATGTCAATGTTCCGGCGAACTTGAAACGAAAAGGCGAACAATACCTTGAAGAAATTCAGTTTGAAAACCTTGTTTTGAGTTGCACAGCCGTTGACCTGAACAATCTTGATGTTGATATTGAAAGAATCAAGATTTTGGATAGGGTCAGGGTTGTTTCTGAACCGCATGGTCTTGACCGCTTCTTCCCGGTGACAAAGTTGACAATCAATCTTGAACAGCCGGAAAGCGATAAAATCACGCTTGGAAGTGAAGATGATACCAAAACTTCTTTGACAGGTTCAAGTGCATCCAACAACAGTGACATTATGGACAGGATTCAATCAATCCCTTCCGAAGCTGACATCTTGAAGGAAGCACAGGACAATGCAACCGAGCTGATAAAGAATGCCACACACGGTCATGTTGTAACAGAACCGGACGAACTGTTGATTATGGATACCAACAACAAGGAATCTGCCGGACGGCTTTGGCGGTGGAATTTGAACGGTCTTGGGTATAGTTCAACCGGGTATAATGGCAGATATACAACAGCAATCACAATGGACGGTCAAATTGTTGGCGAACGGCTTATAGGCGGTTCGGTGACTGCTGAAAAGTTAGCTGTTGAATATCGTTCTTCTGTTGAAAAGGCAATTCAGCTTGCAGAAGATAATGCGAACGATGCCACAGACCAAAAGTTGAAATCCTACTATACAAAGGTTCAGGTCACAACGGAAATCAAGAACAGTGCGGATTCTGTTCTTATCAGTGCGAAAGAAGAAGCGAAAGAATATACCGACAGCCGATTGAAGAACTATTCCACATCGGCACAAATCAAGGTGACCACTGACCGCATTGAAAACACTGTTTCACAGAAGTTGAACACTTCTGATTTCACAACGAAGCTGACACAATCAAGTTATTATGTCAGAATCGCTTGGAATAACTGTTCACAGTACATTCAGTTTGAAGGCAGTCAGTTAAACATCTATGATTACAGTGATTATAAATTGATGTCACTGAATTCAACCGGATGTTGGTATTATAGGGACGGCACAACCATTGGAAAAATAGGAACAAACAGTTGGTCTGGAACACCTTCATATAGGGGTCTTGTTTTTGACCTTGAATATAACGCATCCTATATGTGTTGGGCAGCAAAAGACAGCACCAATGCTTCTTCCTATGTTGTCAAACTGATTTATCATCACAAGACTTCAAAGGAAAAACAAGGTTTGCATTTTGGTTGTAACACATACGCCAATGGCAATTTGTATTTAACTGACAATTACAGAATATATCAATATTCGGATGGTGCGGTTGGTTATGACGGTAAATTTATGATGAACGGCGGCTTGGGTATTAGTGGGCGTTCTGAATTTTATCTGTCAGGAAATACAAGAATGGCAATTTATAATGGTGTTACGGTTGATTTCTATTCGCCAATTGATATGCACGGATGGTCAATCAACAATCAGTCTGATGCAAGGATGAAAAAGAACATCCATTCAACTTCTGTCAATGCGTTGAAAATCTTGAACGGCATTGACCTGAAAGAATTTGATTGGGTTCAAAGCGGTGAACATGAACGCATTGGAATCATTGCACAGCAGCTTGAACAGATTGCCCCTGAATTGGTGCAACAAGAGCAGGACGGACACTTATCAATCAAGACCACAAAGTTCATCTTTTATCTTATCAAGGCAATACAGGAATTGTCAGGTGACGGGTATGAAAAAATCCCTTGGTCTGACCCCTATTCCCTGAAAGATAAACTTGAATTTTGTGCGAAATTGGGGGCAACGAACTATGAACACAAAGCAGAAAAGAAAGTTTTTGTCCCGATTCAAATACCAATCAGAAAGTGAGGAAAAGCAAAATGGCAAAGCAAAACATTCCCTTGTCAATCCTTTTGGAAAATGCAAAAGGAAAATTCATCAATGCCTTCAATCAGATGTTGGAAGAAACGAACCTTCCCGCATACTTGATTGAAGGCATTCTGCTTGAAGTTCTTGCAGAAACAAGGGCAAGAAAGAACCTTGAATTGGTGTCTGATTATAACGCCATGAATCAGACCGAAAGTGAAAAGGAAGGTGAAAAATAATGGCTGACATCAAGAAATATACCGATGAAATCAAAAATGCGGTTTATGGTGAAGAAGTCAGGGATTCCATCATCAATGCCTTGAATAAGGTCAACGATGACAACAACAGTTATCAGGACATCAAGAAGGAAATCACTGCCGACAAAGCCGAAATTGACAAACAGGTTGCCGCCTTTGGGGATATGGTTTCCGAAGCGAAAACAACCAAGTCTGATTTGGATGCTTCTGTTAAAACGGCAAACACGGCAAAGACGAATCTTGAAACAGCCACTTCTAATGCGAACACGGCAAAAACGAACCTTGAAAAAGCAACCACAACGGCAACGACAGCGAAAACAACCCTTGATGCTTCCACCAAAGCAGCGGAAACCGCAACCACCAATGCGAATGCGGCGAAATCGAACCTTGATACTGCCATTTCTTCTGCCGACACTGCAAGGTCAAACCTGAACAGTGCAAGGACGAATGCAGAAAAGGCACTTTCTGATTTGAACACTGCAATTAGTCAGGCGGGAACTTCCAAAACGAACCTTGAAACCACCATTTCCGCAGCGACAACGGCAAAGACACAGTTGCAGGAAGTCATTGATTCTTCCGATACCGCCAAAAGCGGTCTTTCTGATGTCATCAGTAAAGCAAACGAAATCAAGGATGCGTTGACACTGACCATTGAAGATGGGAATGTGTTGAATGAAACTTTGCATTCCGAGAACACACAAGCACTTGCCAACATTGATGCACTGTCAGAAGAAAACTTCAAAGCAGATGAAATCTTGACCGGTGTTGAGGACATCAAAGCATATCTTGGTTATACCGATGAAGATATTGCCGGAATATGCGTTGACTATCAGAACAAGACCTTCAAACGCCTTGCCGGTGCATACGAAAAGAACGCCGGTGAAGATTTTGACCACTTTGAAATGTTCGGCGGCAGAAAGCGTTGCATCGTATCTGATGACGGAACAATCCTTGCTTGGTACGGTGATGACACTTACAATGAAGATGGCACACTTGGTCAAGTTATGGTATATCAACCCGCCTTCTATTACAAGGTTGTTCCGCTTGTATATGACCGAAACACGGACAGCGGCATTGGTTATCACTTACGCAAGGCAAATTATTATGTCAGCACCAAACCCAAGACCGGGTTCAAGCTGCATCCCGCCTTCTATGACGAAAACGGCAATGCGGTTGATTATATCCTTCTGTCTGCTTATGAAGGTTCTATGTGGGACGATTCGGAAGCGGATTATGTGGATGACGGCACGAACACGGAAACCACAATGGATAATGCCGCCGACAAACTTTGTTCTGTTGCGGGTGTCAAGCCCATTTCCGGCTTGAAGAAAAATTTGAACAAAGTCAACCTTGAAGCGATTGCCAAGAATCATGGTGACGGTTGGCATCTTGAAACCATCAAGGCAACATCCGCAAATCAGCTTTTGATGATGATAGAACTTGGAACGATGAACACACAGACCGCCATTGGTCAAGGTGTTGTTTCCATTGCCGACAATTCCGCATATAACTGTGCAAGCCTGACCGGTTCGACATCCGAACTTGGAAACGGGACAGGACAGGCAACCATGACGGTCAATGAAAAAGGCGGTGCAACAATCGAAGAAACCACAAGCGGCAAAGTTTCCATCACTTACAGAGGGGTTGAAAACCCTTGGGGCAACATTTGGAAGCACATCAACGGTGTCAACATTTGGGGTGATGGCAGCATGGCAGGTGGTCAGCCTTATGTTGCCGAAGATTTCACCTTCAATGAATCCAAGCACGATGGCAACTATCATCCGGTTGGTTTCACGATTCCAAAGGCAAGCGGTTATATCAATGCTATGGGGTACGGCAGTGAAGAATTTGATTGGCTGCTGATGCCGTCCGAAATCGGTGGAACATCTGCTTTGCCGGTCGGTGATTATGCCTATGTTACCGCAAACCTGAACGGGTACAGAATCGCCCTATTGGGTGGGCGTTGGTATATTGGCGGTAGTGCGGGCGGTTTCTATTGGAGTTGTAATAGCGGTGTCGGTGGTCGGAGTCGGGCTTTCGGCGGTCGGCTGCTGTATGTACCCCAACCGACAGTTTAATCAATGAAATCACGGGCAAGCAACAGACTGATAGTTTAGATTCCTGAAAAAAGGAACTTTATTCCACCTATCACCCTATTAGGTGGGAATTGGAATAATGGCAGTAATGCAGGCAGTTTCTATTGGAATTGTAATAACAGTGTCAGTAATCGGAATCGGAATATCAGCGGTCAGCTACTAAATGCACTTTAACTTTTTGTTGAATTGTTGCTTGCCCTGCCGCTTGGCAAAACATCAAAATAAATTTTTGAACTGTATTGGTAGGATGTTGAATCCGTTTGAAGATTCAGTTTGAAAGTGCATACAAAAGGAATCCATCGAATATGAAAAGGCACAGTCATCCAATAGACAATGATAGTTGTACTTTGTGGGATGCAATATGTTCTATGGATAACCTGAAAGCTGCACACAAAAATGCGAAGAAAGGAAAAGGATGGTATCAAGAAGTAAAGCAAGTTGACAGTAACCCTGAATATTATTTGGGACTGCTTCAAAATATGCTTATCAACAAAACATATCATACTTCTGAATATCAAACATTTTACAAGACAGAAGGAAACAAGAAACGGTTGATTTATAAATTGCCGTATTTCCCGGACAGAATTTGTCAATGGGCGGTTCTGCAAGTGATTGAACCAATTCTTTTGCGGAACTTTACTGCTGATACTTATTCGGCTATACCGGGAAGGGGGATTCACCTTTGCTTTTATCGGCTGCAAGAAGCAATGCAGAAGGATGTGAAAGGGTCGCAGTATTGCTTGAAGATTGATGCCAAGCAATACTATCCTTCCATTGACCATGCGATTCTGAAAGAGAAATACAGACGGTTATTCAAGGATGATGACCTTCTGTGGCTGCTTGATGAAGTCATTGATTCAACGCCGGGTGAAGCAGGGATTCCGATTGGTAATTATTTAAGTCAGTACAGTGGAAATTTCTATCTGTCCGCATTTGACCATTGGATAAAAGAAGTCAAGGGTGTGAAGCATTATTTCAGGTACATGGATGACATTGTAATCCTGCATGAATCAAAAGAATATCTGCACCGGTTAAGGAAAGAAATTGATGAATACTTCCATACCAAGTTGAAGTTGACCATCAAGGAAAATTGGCAGGTATTTCCCACATTCAAACGGGGTCTTGATTATGTTGGATATAGGTCTTTTCTTGAATATACCTTGTTGAGAAAAAGCACTTGTAAAACATTCAAGGCAAAGATGGTTGCGATAAATAAGAAGCGGTTGAACGGTGAAGAACTGTCCTATTCTGAATGGTGTTCAATCAATTCTTACAAGGGGTGGTTAAAGCATTGTGACAGTTACAGACTGCAAGAAAAATACATGAAACCACTTGAAAGATATGCGGAAACCTTTTATCTGCAAAATATCAAAGGAAAGGGTGATACTTATGGTAAATCACGGCAGAATCAGAAGCACAGTCAGACCGGAAGCAAAGGTGGTTGATGAATACAGTGTTTGGATAAACACTGACATTCAGGAAGTGGAAGTCAACATGGAAGATGACACCCACACTGAATTTGAATTCAACCAAGTTCAGTATTCCAAAGACGAATACATTGAACTGATTGCAGGTCAGAACAGCGAACTGAACAGTTTAATGAACACAATTTTGGGGGTGAAAGAATGATGAAGGACAAGGAATTCATTGCACAACAGATGAACAGGTTCTTTCAAATCATGGCACAGCAGATGAATCTTGATGATTCTTCTGCAATGGAAATTGCCGATTTATATGAACCGTGGGAAGTTGGCAAGACTTATGATGTGGGAAAGGTTGTCAAATACGGTGTCAACGCTGACGGCGAAACGCAGCTTTATTCCGTTGTGCAAAAGCACACTTCCCAAGATGATTGGAAACCCGACACCACTCCTGCATTATATAAGGCAATCGGTTTCAATCCATCCGGCATTCCGATTTGGACACAACCGCTTGGTTCACATGACGCATATCAAAGCGGGGACATTGTTTCACACAACAACAAGACTTGGAAATCTGACATTGACAACAATGTTTGGGAACCGGGTGTTTACGGGTGGTCTGAAACAACGGTGTGAAAGGAAGGGGGTGAATCCGCTATGAGATGAACGCACAGCGCAGTTTTAAGGCAAGGGGTATATTAAGAATACCCCCAAACACAAAACCGCCTTGTAGGTCAATTCTGACGGCTTACAGGGCGGTTACATTTTGCAGACAAAAGGTGGTGGTGAATATGACAATAGAAATTGCCTTGGTTATTTCAGCAATTTCACTTGCCTTTGGAATCTATCAAGGGGTGTCAAACATGAAGCGAAATAACAAAAACGATGCCAAATCTGATTCAGCGCAGTTGACCACTGTGATTGTAAAACTTGAAAACATCGGAAATGACATCACGGAAATCAAGTCTGACTTGCGGGATGTCAAGTCAGATGTAAAAGACCATTCAAACCGATTGGTCAAAGTTGAACAACAGGTCAAAGTTTTGAATAACCATGTATTCAAAAACATGGTGGAAAGAAAGGATGAACAGCAATGAAAATCAATTGGATTCAGAAGTTGACAAGCAGAAAATTTTGGGCGGCAGTGGTTGGTTTTGTTACCCCTTTGATGGTTGCCTTTGGTGTTGGTGACAGCACTGTGACACAGGTTTCTGCAATCATCATGGCAGGTGCAACCCTGATTGCTTACATCATCGGGGAAGGTCTTGTTGATTCTTCCCGAACGGAAAGCACCGACACAGAAACAGAAAAGGCAGAAAGCGAGGAACAGAACAATGGCTGATAAAAAGAAAACACTTGACGGAATCGAACTGACCAAGGATGAAGAAGTCAGTGAAGGAACACTGGAAGAATTGACAAACAATAAAGGGGATGATGAATAATGGCATACACAAACAGTCCTTTGGTATCATATACCAAACTTTCACCGAATCACAGCGGTCAAAGAAATCATGCCATTGACACAATCACCATCCATTGTGTGGTTGGTCAGTGTACTGTGCAGACTTTGGGTGAAGTTTTTGCCCCTGTTGCAAGACAGGCATCTTCCAATTATGGTGTAGGTCTTGATGGAAAAATTGGAATGTATGTTGAAGAAAAGAACCGTTCTTGGTGTACTTCTTCCGCATCCAATGACCATCGTGCAATCACAATTGAAGTTGCGAGTGATACAACTGAACCCTATGCAGTCAAAGATGTTGCCTACAATGCTACAATTCAGCTTGTGGCGGACATCTGCAAGCGCAACGGCATCAAGAAACTTGTTTGGTCAACGGACAAGAACACCCGCATGAATCATCTGAACGGTTGCAATATGACGGTTCACAGAGATTATGCAAACAAATCTTGTCCCGGAACATATCTGTATGACCGCATGGGTGATATTGCCGCCAAGGTCAATGCCATTCTTGGAACAACTGAAACGCCAAAGCCGAACACTGACACCGGAAGCACTTCAACCACTGTCAAAGCGGGTGATGTTGTTACTATCAACAGTGACAAGGCAACCTATTATGACGGCAAGAAAGCTGTTCCGGCATGGGTCAGAAAGAAACAGTGGATTGTTTTGCAAGTGAAAGGTGACCGGGCGGTTATTGACAAGAGTGTTGACGGTGAAAACAGCATTTGCAGTCCCATCAGCACCAAATATCTGACGGTTGTGAAAAGCACCACCACAACGCCACAGAAAGCCTTTGAACCTTACCTTGTGAAAATCAACACTGCCGCTTTGAACATTCGGAAAGGTGCAGGAACAAACTATGATGTTGTTGGCTGCATCCGTGACCGGGGTGTTTACACCATCGTTGACGAAAGCACCGGTTCAGGGGCTAAAAAGTGGGGCAAGCTGAAATCAGGTGCAGGTTGGATTTCTCTTGATTATTGCATCAAAAGATGATTCTAACCTGTCACTAACCCGATACTAACCGGGGCAATTTTCGGGGGTTTTGTAGGTGTTCAAAATCCTGAAAAGCACTGAAAACAAAGCACCTTCAACCCCTTGAAAATTGAACAGATTTATGGTATAA